CTACTTCTTCAAAACCTCTGGCTATTTGAGTATAATCACTATTGTTTGTTGTTACATAAATACTAAAACGAGCATCTGTGTCAGCATTTACACTTCCATAAAGCATAAAATTAAATTCAACAAGATATATGCCAGTTGAGGGAAAAGTAAAAATACCTGAACTTACAGTCATAGCACTACCAAGAGTACCTTGACCAGCAGTATCAACTTGTTCTAAATTAGATGCTATAGGTCCTGCATCTCCTGTAAAATCAGCAGTTAATCTCCAATTATCAGCCATAGAAATACCAAGATTATTATTAACACCAGAAGCTACTTTTACTGTATCACCACTCGCTCCTAGAGTTAAAGTAGTCCCAGATTGTGGTTCAAGGTTATCGACGAATATTGTTCCCATTATGCCCCTATCATCCTGTATCCACCGAAAAATGTTCTTCTTTCTTGACTTTCTCCAGATACATTTTTGTCACTTCCTGTGTTTTGTCTTGTATAAACTTCAACATAATCTCCAGCAGATAAATCCATAATTGCTGTAATTGGTGTAGATAAAGAAGTTGTACCAGAAAAACGATTGATTGCTCTTGTGTAAACACTTCCATTTCTAAATAAGTAAGCAGAGTTGTAGTTTTGGTCTGCACCACTAGAATAAAAAACCATCGCAAAGAAATAATATTTACCATCCTTACCACTAGGAACAGTAAATCTATCTGATGCAAAAGCATTATCTGTATCAATCATTTCGTTTGGAAAGGTTATTTTAGTATCAGATTGGTCTGATATAGCTTGACTAGAATTTTTATTTGCAAAAAATAAAGGTGTGTTTTTCATATCAGCACCCAAAGTTAATGTCGGTGTATTAGTGTTAAAATCTACAGTTGTACCACTAGCAAATTTAATATTCTTTGATGAACCACCAAGAGTGACATCAGAACTTCCGCTTATTGGTGCAATGGTATTTACCTCAAGTGTGCTCATACTACTGTGAGATTACCCTCCACTGTGACAGTTCCTGTGAATGTCACAGGTCCCGCTAAGAATGTGTTATCGGTTGACGCTACTGTAGTCGTAGCGGTTATAGTTTGTAAATTTTCAAAGACGCCATTAAATGATGTCATCATGCTTGGTTGAATACTGTTTGCACCTGGTGTGTTTTGATCTAATAAAATTCCGTTTAAGAAAATAACAAAACAAGTATCACTTGATGCTAAAGCTGTAGTAAAAGTAATTTGCGCACCGTTGACTGAATAGTCTGTCGTTGGTTTTTGACGAACGCCATTACGCAAAACCGCAATATCTTCCGGCACGGCTGCCGCTGCAGAAAGTGCGTATGATACAGAACCATCACCGGTTAATGTTTGAACTGATGTGGTGGTTGTGAAATTTTTTGTAACTGGATTTCCTAAGTAGCCCATACTATCTCCTACGTGCTTGCTGAATCAACTAAAGATACCCAACCATGTAAGCTAGAAGCTGTATCGCTTTGAACTTTTAAAACATCGCCACTTTGTAATACAATTCTAGAACCACCATCTATTAACTCTACTCCACCTCCTGCTGCGATAGGATATTGATAAGCTAAAAATGAATCAGCAGATCCACCACTAGCTGTACTTGTAATATAAACATTCGCTTTTATTGTAGCGTTAGTAATGTTAGTTAATCTAATTCCTATAATAGTGTCATCTGAGTTAGATGTTAAAACTGTTCTAGCTGTCGTACCGATCGCAATATTTCCTGATGAATTATATGGTATTTTTCTTTCAAAATCTTGTGCCATTATTTCCTCATTTATAGCATTAATGCCATTTTAGTAGCGAAAGCCGGAGAGGCTGCTCCTACGGCATCGCCGTTATTATCAATGTATATTGTTTTAGAAGCAGGTAAAGTGCAAAATACAGTTTTAGTTCCTGCTCCGAAATTGACAGCACTATCAGAATTTGAACTACTAATTATCGTATCTCTCGATAATGTATCAGGACTAGCATCAGTAACTGTTCCTATACCTACCTCAAATGCTGAATCACTTACGATAGCGTAATAGGTATTATTACTATTACCTATTCCTGATACAAAAGATTCAAAACCTGCAACGGCTCCGGCTAAGTTTACTGTGCCAGTTCCTGTCGTGGTTGTTTCTTCCTTTACTCTATCGTTTACTACAAATGCCAATTAAAACTCCTATGCGATTCTAATTAAAGCATTACTAGCATTAGCAGCAGGAAACTGTATTTCAAAAGTTCCATTTGAAGATGATTTATCACTACCAAAATCTAATACGCAAATAGCTGAGTTAGAATTTGAGCTATTATAAATCAATGCTCCTCTTGCTGTAATTGTAGCACTAGTAAACGTTACGTTTGCTGCATCGAAGATTGCTGTAGTTCCGTCAGTAGTAACAGCTACGCTAGATAGTGTTGCGCCACCTGCTGAATAACCTGAACCAGATATTTCATTCGATGTAGAATAAGCAGTTGTTGCTGCTCCTAGTGATGCTGAACTTGTATATAAAGCTAACTTTAATGTATCAGAAGTTAGATTTCTTCCTGCGTTCATTAAGTCCTCTTTAAATACAGTGCAGAGTGCTTGTGTTATTGCCATGTCTTACCTCCTTATTGGCTTCCTGTTAAGGTATCCGTACCAGCCGGACTAGCAGGAAATTCGTAGTCAGTTCTTCTTCTTCTTCGAGATTGATTATTCAATCCTAGAACAATTTCCTGATATCTTTTATCATATAACGCATAATCTTCCATATTTTTTGTAAATATAGAAGCTTCAGATAAACAACCGTATAATAATGCATCGTCAGCGTATTCAGTTAACCAATTAGTTGTATTAGATCCTGAAAGAGTTGGTATACGGGCTATGTATTGCATTTCTACTGTAAAATTAGAATTCGGTGTCGGCGCTATTAAAGTAGAATCGTCATCAAAATTTGCAAAAAATTTAGGCACTCCTGTTTGACTTGCGTCAGGCCAAAATTCATATATAAATTCATCAGTTTTCATCTCAAGAAAGATTCTATCATCTCCGTTTTGTATTAAAAGGTTTTTTATAATTAAAAGATCATCTGGGTTATTCATAAACCTATTTCCACTAGTTAAAGTACTAAATTTATTAAATGTAAAAGCTTCAGGATCAATTTCTCTTAGTAATCGTTGTTCTGTATTATTAATAAAAGTGTCTAATTGATTAGTAAAATCAGTACCAGTGTTTTGCATCCAAGTTTGAATGTCCGTTTTTAGATCTGAGTATGTCGTTGCCATTATATGTCTATATTATCTTTTTTTGCAAATTTATGCGATACATTTCCTTTAAATGCATATGTGCCAAAATGAGTTAAAGGGCTTTGTATTTCTGAGTATATTTTACCGCCTATTTTTTGCCATCTTCGACAAAATGTGTAATCTTCACTTAAATATCGTTTGCTATCTGGATCTATCATACAATCAAAAAAGGAATAACACCAATCGCTTGAATAAGATTTATTATTAATAATCTGATCTGATTTATATTTTAACTCTGGATAACTTTCTCTCATTTTTACAAATACATCTTTTTTAATTAACATAAATCCAGTTGCAGCATCTAATACTTCTACGAAACCATTATCTACTTCTATATTTAAAGGATCTGCAAAATTCAAATTATATCCTAATAATTTCTGTTCTATCGAATCTGTATTTCCTTTTTTTAAATAGTAATTAAGATTTTGCCATTCAATAGATTTTCTAGGATACACAGCTGTAACTACGTCTTTATCAAAATTTATTAATTTAGTAACTAATTCAGGTCTAAACGCTATATCAGCATCTATAAATAGTAAATGAGTACAGTATTCGCTATCCATAAATTGAGAAACCATAGTGTTTCTTCCTCTAGTAATAAGACTTTCATTTCCCATTGTGTTAATGTGAATTTTATAATTATTATTTTTAGCTTCTTGTAATAATTTTACAACGCTATGAAAATAAGCTTCGTGCATTACGCCACCATAACAAGGTGTGCATAACATAAGATATGCATTATCAGCTGATAACGACTGAGACATTTCCTAACTCCAATCCGATTGAATTCCCTGTAGCTACCGCTACGTTTTTACCTGTGTCTCCAAACGTGCCAGGGAAAGTTACTGATATTTGATTTGGTACACCTCCTGTAGCTGAAAGAGGTGCTTGTGGTCTAGCATTTTTTAACGCTTCTGGATCATTAAATACAATAGGATCTAATTGAGGATGTTTAGGTTCATACTCGCTTATATGAACTAATAATCCATTCCATTCACGAACCATTTCTCTATATGGATATTCTAAACCTGAACGATCTGAAATAGCTCTAGCATACGTTCCCCTTGCAAAAGGAAAAGAAGGTGCTTTTACTGGTCTACGTCTATTGTTAAAAACCACTTCTATAACCTGGAACTATTCTAAATGTTTCATTTAGATCTGCGTCTTTTGCTCTAGTAAAAGCAGTTTCATATTCAGCTTTTAAAAAAGATATTTTAGTTAAATCTATTCCTGCTCTTTTCATTCCCATATAGTATGCTAATCCTGCTACCATACATTCATAAAATCTAAAAGGAATATCAATATCTTGCTCACTACCACTAGAACTTAAAGCTGAAACGTCTTGTATTTTTCTTATTCTCCAATATGTAACTGTGTCTGTAGCATTTTCTGGTGCTGGGTAAAAAAATAAAACAGGGGTTTTATCTTTTTGTAAATAG